ATGCAATCTCCATCGATACCAGATCATGGGCATTCACAACCGTCATGCCGAGGCGTTCAGCGATCAGCACTTCGAGGCGGGCGCCCTTTGAATGCTCCCAGCCGGGGAGCGTGGCCACCGTGTAGCAGTCCATCAGGGCGGCGATGTCGCGGCGCATGCAGTTGTTCCACGAACCGCCCTCAGGGTTGAGCTCGGCGGGGTTGGTGACGGTGTGGCCGTCGGCGCGCAGATTGGCGGTCATTGCGGCGAAGGCGGGGAAGTTGAGTTGGCAGGCCGGTCATGGGGCCGCTGAGGTAGATGCGTTTTTCTGCGGGCATGGGGCGTCCTATGCCGGGTCGTGCCCGGGCGGTTATTTGGTGAAGTTGGAAAAAGCCCAAGAGGATGCAGAAAGGCTTCGGTAGGAAGATTTACGGTGGTGGCACCACTACTCAGGTACTGATCGTCCAGAGAGTCGTGAGGGCCAACCCAGGGAATTGACCAACCACACCCTTGGGTTACCAACCAGACCGGAGCTTTACTATGAAACGACTGACCGAATGGATAAATCTCATTACTGCCGTGATTCGGTTGATCAGCGTGATGATTAGGACCGGCTGGCTCTGAGTGAGCCTGGCACGTCGGCTTAAGCTATGATCGAAGCCTCAACGACTATGGTGAACATGGATGAAAAAATTTTTGTTTTGGGTAGGTGTATTAATTGCGGTTTTTGCGCCCGTGCCCCTTGCGGTTTGGCTCGACTCAGCGAAGTTTGCAGTTGTGTGTTTTGTATCGGGGACTCTCGCTGTACTTTTCTCTAAGGTAGACACACTTGAAGAGCTTTCTGTCGGCCTCCTCAAGGCGAAGCTTCGCGAGGCAATTAGTGAAGCCCACGCGACCGTTGAGCAGCTTCGGACATTAGGCGTCGAGCTGTCCGACATGACCCTGTCTTTGCTTATCGCTACAGAATTCATGGGTGGCATGGACGTTAAAGCTAAATTTGAGCTTCATCGGAAAATCATTGAGTGTTTGACTGCTTTAGGTGCCAGCAAAGATCAAATTCAAGGAGCCCAAGGTAACTGGGTCAAGGGCGTTTCCATCATGTACTACCGTCTCATACGCCAGGGTATCGAGGGTCGCATATCATTCGCGCAAGCAAACTTTGATGCAGAAGATGACGAGATGGCAGCCTCAAACGAAATTTACGCCAAAGCAAATATTGATGCATGGGACGTCCCGCCCCCAGCGGATATGCGTGAGATATTGAATAAACACTCAATTTCAAAACCTGAAGTTTTCGCGTGGATAGATGATTACGAAGCTTTCTTGAAAACATTGTCCATCCCAAGAAAAGAGTTGTTTTTAAGTTCGCAACGTTAATAAGTTCCGTGACGACACTCGCGGAAGCCATAGATAGGGAGAATCAGGCCGCGAGCCGCTGATAAAGCTCGATGATGTCGGCGGCGTTGGCCGCGACCAGTGCTTCGGCTTCGTCTGGGCAGACGCTGTTGCCGATCAGCCGGACCTGGTCCGTCTTGTTGATGTCGCGCCATTCTTCAGCGCCGGTGACCGGGTCGACAAACAGCCCTCGGTCGATGATGTAATCCTTGTCAAAGCCCTGCGCCGCCTTCAGCTCTGGCGGTTGCAGCATGCGTAGGGTGATGTCCACCAGCACATAACCGCCGACCATGACCATCTCGGCCGGGTCTTTGAAATGCTCCGGCAGATACTCGTGCATGAAGGCGGCGCAACGCCGTGCGCCTTCCATCTGTTCTTGCGTCAGCGTGTCCGGCACCTGCACAACCTCGACCAGCGCGACACGGTCCTTCGTGGGCGGGGTGTGCATCGGCTCAGTGAGCGAAATGCCGTCCTTCTCGTTGCCGTAGTACTTCACCAGGTAGGCGTTCACCAGACGCTGATTGGCACCGGATTGGCAGATGGTGGAGATGGGGTCGTAGGCCGAACGGCCATCACCTTTGTAGTAGCCGCCGTTCGCCTGTTCGAAAAACGCGGTAACGATGCCGTGACGCGCGGCCCCGGCCAGCACTGTCTGTGTTGGCTCGGCTGGCGAGCTGCCCGCAGCATTCTGGCCGAAAGCCGTCATGTGTGCGGCGACCATGGCGAAGTGGCCGCCTTTGACCTGAGCGACCTGCGTGCGCAGCGGCTCCTGCACATCGAAGTTGCGTTGCGATGAACCGTTGGCGCACTCAGTGAGGAATGGCGCTGTCACCGGCTGCACCAGTGCGTGATGCGTGCCGCCGGCGCTGATGGTGGAGAGTGCTTCGTCCGTGCCGTGGGTGTTGGTGTGTGACTCCGAGGTGCCGCGCATCGGGACAATAAACGGCTTCGCGCTGGTCAGCACATGTCGCCAGCAGCCCTTGGCCACGCGGCGCATGGTGTTCTCTGCCATTGGCTTGTCGCGGAAAATGGTTCGACCCAGGTTGCTCCAGTCGATGCACTCCGCAGCGGTGCGCCAGGGCAGTTGCTTGGCGGTAGGATTTTTGTGGCGCTTCGGCGCTGGCCAGACGATAGGCTTGCCGTCGCTGCGGGCTACCAAATACAACCGCTTGCGGATGGTAGGGGCGTTGGCGTTGGCAGCGATACGTTCACGCCATTCGACGTTGTAGCCCAAGCCCCGCACGAGAGCTTCCACCGGAACGAACTCGCCTATCGACTCAAGAATCTCGGGCATGTCAGGGTGATCTGCAGGGAGCCCGGTGCTGATCGCTGCAATGAACGACTTGAAGGTGCGGCCGCGCTCGGCCTTGATTGGCTGGCCTTCTTCATCAATCGGGCCCCAGTCGCAGAACTCTTCGACGTTCTCGAGGAACATCAATCGTGGCCGTGTTGCGTGAGCCCAGCGCACAACCACCCATGCCAGGCCACGCACACCACGGTCGCGCGGCGCACCGCCCTTGGCCTTGCTGTGGTGGCGACAGTCGGGGGATGCCCAGAGGATGCCAACAGGCTGGCCACCGGTGGCAAGCACAGGGTCGACTTCGAACACGTCGGCAACGTAATGCGCCGTTTGTGGGTGGTTGGCTCGGTGCACTGCCAAGGCGATCGGGTTATGGTTTACCGCGACATCCGGCTCACGGTACGCCCGGGCAATCCCGGTGCTGGCGCCGCCACCGCCGGCGAACAGATCCACCACCAGCTCTTTTTCGAACGGCAGGCCCATGCTTGGCTGGCCATGGATGAACTGGGGTCTCTTCTGTTGTGCGGACATAGGTGTGCCTCGTCGCCAAACGGCTACAGTGTTTTGTGGTTAAGGTGGAGGATTCGTAATGCTGGAAGGTGCAGAGGATTCGGAGCGAATCGCTGAGTTTTACGAGTACATTCAGGATGGCGGCGTCAGGGAGGCTTTCGCACTGCTGGTTGGTACTTTCACCTGCCTGAAAAGTGTCAGTTGCAGGACGGCCAAGCAGGGAAAGGTCCGATCTGTTTCTGTTAGCCAAGGTGATACGTGGTGCTTTTCGATCATGCCGTCACGCAAGAAGCTGCTTTTTCATTGGCGCCCGCCAGTTGTTGACCGGTATCGATCTCAGATAGAGGCAATAAGGGCCCTTTTCCCGGAAAACTTTACCGACAAATCACACAAAGATGCTGAGCACTGGGCAATCAGCATTGAATCGATTGAGGAGGCTTTGCGACTGCTGCTTATCCTCGACCTCAATGATCCTCGCCGGCTGGCGTGATTCGTTGATATGAGTGATATGCTGAATACAAAATCGGCTACTGCGGGTTCTTATAAATGCAAGTAAATATAATTTCTACATTGCGTTGGCTTAATGTAGAGGCTGAGCCAGGTATGTACGAAATGATGCCAGGGGTCTCAATTGTTAATGATCGCGAACTGATAAGAAATGTCCTTGATGCCCCTTTTAAATATTCTGTCGGACATATTGAACATGATCACTTACTCCATACTGACCACTTAGTAGTATGTAGGCCAGAAGAGGTTTGTATTTGGGAAGGATATGATCACAGTGAGCCCTTGCTTCTGACATGGTTAATATGGCTTTCGATGATTATTGAAGACTCATGGTTGGTGAAAGACAATGCGATAGGATGCGAGCTAGCGCACTGTCACTTTCAAGATAACGGTCAGGATTTTTGGACCAGTAACGGGTTATATTCAACGCTGTCAAAGGCCGATGGCGACGCTTTGGTGTACACGACTTTCAATGCGTTAGAAATAAATCAGTGGCGGGATGTCAGTCTGGAACTTAGGACTCATCTCCACGACAGGGGCTTTTCCATGTTCCAGTCACCCGTGTCGAAAAAAAGCACGCGTTTTGACCGCTTTCTCAACTTCATAACGTCATCGCGAAAAACTCCATACCCATCCCTGAAAATTGCTCAAATATGTAGTGCGCTTGAGAGTCTCTTTTCAACAAGCACAGGTGAATTAACCCACAGACTTTCCGAGCGAGTTGCTCACTTTCTAGGTGGTTCAGCAAAGGACATGGAGGCTCGATACCAATTCATGAAAAAGGCCTATGGGATTCGCTCTCAAGTCACTCACGGCTCTCATATAAAGCAGTCAGATATTGATGCGTCACCTTCTATAAGCCAAGGATTGCAAGATATCTGTAGGGAAATTGTATTTGTGATTCTGCGCGATTCGACAAAACAGGCGGTTGTTTATGGGACGAATGAGTTTATTGAAGATTATTTTAGAAAAGAACTATTCAGGTGAGGTGGCGCTACCGTAATTTAAATCAGCACAGTAGCGACATGTTTGTAATTTAGTAAAAATTTAGGTATTACGGGTGACCGGCATAGAGCCGGATCAAGGAGATCGAGATGACTAAGCGCGCTCAGCCATTGTTCACCGTGAAGCAATACGCTAGCCACGTCCCATGGATCTGCATTGAGTATGCGACTGCTGAGGACGGGATGCCGGTCGAGATTTTTGGTTTTGATGTGAGGCCTGGGACATCCTTTGAGAGGGCAGAGGAGATTGCTCGCTATATGAACGATAATCTTGGTGATTTCACTGTTACCGGGCTGCCCTGATCCGCCGCTGATAGATTGTCATCCGCTCGGCTTTTCGATTTCGTCCTCGGGCTCTGGCGGATCGTCGGCGAGCGACTTCAGTCCGGCTGCTCGAATGATGCGCGACACCTTTTCGCTAACAACAAAAGGTGTTGTGACACACTGAAGCATCTTGGCCTGGGTCTCGAAGTCTGCGGCGATCAGGTTGATCAGCAGCCGCTGATGAATGTCCTGCTGGTTGTTGATGCCGTGGGCCTTCATCACCTTCTGCAGATCAGGCTTGAACACCCCGGCCACTTCGATCTGAAACTTCCCAATGCCGAGTGCAGCATCCTTCGCCGCTGACTTCTCGCGCTTCTTTCGTTGCTTCTTGGCTTCCGCCGTCAGTTCCTGTTCCTCGGCCATGGCCTGCCTCTTCAATTCCGTGGGCCGGTAGATCCAGCCATGTCTGTCGTCGGCGCTGGCGCACTTGGTTGTTGAGTCGTCTCACGCGGCGACCTTTTGCTGATTCCAGGCTCCAACCGCTTCAAAAATCCGCGCTGCGTGAGCCTCGTCGAGCGATAACGAGTCGGGAATAGCGATCCAGCCCGACGCCACCATCTGGCTTTGATTGGCGGAGTCGCGCAGTTTCTTGTAGCAATGCTCGATCACCTCTTCCAGATGGTCGGAGAGGTACACGCCATCAGGCGCCACCTCTATCGACTTGCTGTACCGGTCGCCGCGAGCGTCGATGCAAAGGGCGCTGAGGTAGATCGTCCAGCGGTGAGGAATGCCGCACACCGCCAGGCCAATCTTTCCGGGAGCGATGTTCTTTAGCGACTTGTAATTGATCATGCCCTGGTGGCCGCTGGGATCGATGTTCACCACTGCGACGTGGTTGGTGGCCAGCAGCGACCGGCATGACCGATCAATGCGGGCCTTGAAGTTGTGCGGTTTGCGCTTGCTCATAGTGCGTCCGCCATTTTGCGAAGCGCCTGGCGCTCGGCCCAATTCAACCCTTTTGTTTTTCGCTTGAGCACCGTGCCGGGATCGATTTTGTCTGAGCGGGCAGGCGGCAACGGAGTGCGCGGCGGGCTTTTCAGTTGGGCGATTTGCCCGCCGGCCGCTAGGTACTGGGTTATCCGGTCGTTGATTGATTCGGCGCTGTGTCGCTGCTGTTCGATGAGGTTGAGGTGATTGCTGATCATGCCGCGATCCCCAGCACCTTGTTCATGCGCTCGTCGAGGATTTCGTAGAAGGTTTTGACGCGCTCGCTCAGCTTTCGAATCATCACCTCGTCCCGATACGCGCGCTTGATGAACAGCGGCATCCCCGGCCAGTAGCAGACAAAATCTATCCATTCGCGCTCCGAGACCCAAAGGCCACCCTGGCACTGTGCGACATGTTCTTTAGGTACTTCACCACCGAGGATTACTTCGACTTGCAGCTTCGGCAGTTTCGTTTTGATCTCGGTCAGGCCGTCGTCGGCAACGAGCGAGTCAGGCGAATAGCCGATCCCGTGATTCAGGATGATTCCAACCTGAGTGGTTTTCACCTCTTCACGGTCCTCGTACAGGATCCGTGCTACGCCTTCGAGTTCATGGCCTCGCTCGGTGTGGCGGTTGCCGGTGAACGGGTCTGCCGCCTCGCCGGTGATGCGCTCACCAATCAAGGTGTTCATGTAGGTAAAGGCGCCGGCGCCGAACCCTGCTTCGCCCTTGCCGTTGACCAGCAAACTGTCGAGCTCGGAGCAGGTGACAATGCCCAGGCGAAGCGCCAGCCACTCAGGTGTGCCTTGTTGAATCTCGGTGATTATTTGCATGACTTACTCCTGAGGCCGGCTGGCCGCTTTGCAGATTCGTGCTGAAACAGCATCGAACTCGGATTTGAAGACGTTGGCCGCACAGCCGTATTTGGTCGTGAAGTTGTCCTGCAGCACCTGGCTGCATTTCTTCAACAGCGCATCGAGCTGGGCGGCCTGGCCTGCGGTGATCACCGGTTCTGCCGGCGGTTCGGGCTTCTTATTGGCGGCTTGGCCGTCGTCGTCTTCGCCTGTGGTGGTGAAGTTGAGCAGGGCGCCTGCGGTGTACCGTTTGCCGTAACTGACCGAACTCGCGACAGCCTGGACGGCGTTCTTACTGCCGGTGGTGTCAGCGGGAAGCAGTATTGACGTGGTTTCGCGATGGCCTTCTTTGTGGCTCAGTACACCCTCGACTTCGACCCCGCTGGCGCCGCGAGGTATACGGAAAGAGAGAGCAAACCCGTGTTTTGCAAGAACAGGTTTCAGTTCCTCGTTGATGTCTTCCCAGAGGGCATAAGTGGATTGCACATTCTTGAACTTGTCGCGGATGGCGCCACGCTCGCGAATCACCGGAAGCTTCTTCTGCATCTCGGCCATTGCAGCGTCAAATGCTTGTTTCGCCAGTCTGTCCTGATGCTGCTGGTGCATCACCATCAGCCGTTCCATTTTGTCGATATCGGCGGCGGGGTTGGTGGCTACCTGTTGGATGATCGCCATGATCGTGGCGGATTCGGTTTGAATCACTGCAACCTTTTGGGGCTGTCCGTTAACGGAAACGTTGTTCATGGCGACCTCAGTAGGAAATGGCGATAGCTGGGATTTTGCGTTGGGCGATCAGCGTGACTGCCTGCTTGGCACACGCTTCGGGCATGCCGCCGGCAATGAACGCCTCAAGGGCAGCACGGTTGATTGATGCTTTGTGCTTGGTATCGGCTTCGCGGGCCTGCTGCTGGCGCAGGATCTCGTTAGCTGCTGCTTTTTGGCGGGCCTCTTCGTCTTTTTTGGCTTGCTCAACGGCCGCCTTCTGGTTTTCGATGGCGGCTAGTCGATCGCGCTCAGCCTTCTGTTCCGCCTCAAGCTGCTCACGCTTTGCCTGTTCGGCCTTGCGTTCGGATTCGGCGGCAGCCAGCTTTAGGTAGTTTTCGCGTTTCTCAGCGGCTGCCTGTTCGTCACGGACGCGCTGAGCCTCGACGTCACGCTCACGCCGGGCCTTTTCCTCTGCTTCCCGTGTGGCGCGCTCGGCGGCTTCACGGGCTATGCGATCCTCGTTGTCCTTCTTGTCGCGGGCCTCTTTCTCTGCACGCAGCCGGGCCAGTTCTTGCTGCTCGGCCTCGTATTGCTGGCGGGTGGTGAGGGCGGCACGCAATACTCCGAGTGCTTTGTCTTTGGCGCGGGCTGCCTCGGCCTCGAACTCTTCCCAGTGTTTGCCCAGGGAGATTGCTTCCAGCTGAACGAGCCGGTCGGCCAGGTCTTCCGCCGTGATTCCGTCCAGGTCCATTGACTGAAAGCGGATCCGTTCAATCGCTGCATTGTGCTTGTCGACCCGTGCGTCCTCGATGGCCTGCCATTCATTCAGCGGCCGGCGGACCTCTTCCTGCCAAGCTTCCAGCGTGTCCCGAACTCGCTTGCGCTCAGCGTCGATCTTCTTCGGCACTTCCTTCAAGTCGGCGACCAGCTTTTTGCCGACATCGTCTAGTGCTGTCTTGGAGCGGGCGACGGCGTAGGCCATCGAGGCGATCGCTTCACGACCCTTGCGGGTGCTTATGTCCGGCGTGAAGCCGTCTATCTTGGTGCGGATTTGCTGCAACCAAGGCTCAAGGCCTTTTTCCTTGCTGTAAACGGCGAGGGCGGTTTCTTGCGGTGGCACGACGGCCAATTCGGTATTTGCGGACACGGGGAATCCTTGCCGCGATGCACGCAGCGTTTGAAGGTGTGGGTTATTGAGTGAGCTGGCCGGAGTAGGCGCTTGCCAGCATCCAGGCCGTGAAGAAGAGGAGGGCGATGGCTGAGCCGCGCCAGAACCAGAAGCGCTTGGCGCGCTGGTAGGAGGTCATGGACGAACCCTCACCGCAATCCGGCCGCCCTTCATGGTCGCAGCCAGGCGCCGCGGCAGGCTGGCGACCAGTGATTCGCGGGATTTGCCGATAACCTCATTAAAGGGAAGGCCGAAGCCCAGCAGGACCAGCTTCGATTCTATTTCGTCGAGCTGCTCATCGATCAGCGTTTTGACTGGTGCAGTACTCATTGCAACTCCTTGCGCTGCCGGCAGTGTTTAAGCAGGCGCTTGCAGTAGTGGCTGAATTCTTCAAGGGTGATCAGGTGGTCGGTCATTAGATTGGTAATGATCTGTTGCACCAGGATGCTGTTGCCGGGCGGGCTGTCTGGATGCTCAAGGCTGTCGAGTGCCTCATCGATCAGGATGTGAGGGCTCATCCGTCAAAGTCCTCCGCAGCCTGGTCCATGGCGAGCTCAAACCAAGGCTCGACCATTTCGAATGCAATTTCCTGAGGGCCTTTAAGGCCGATCAACTTCTGCGCGAAGTCTTTACCGTTTCCGCCTTTAAGTGCCGCGGTGACCAGTTGTGCAAAATTGTCTTCGTCATCCTCACCATCGATCTGGCGCTGATTCAGCTGCGCCTGAATCTTGCCGAGAAAGTCGACGTAGCTGATCACCTTCGTCTGGCGGCAAGTACGAATTACAACGTCACAGCCCAGTACTAGCTGCTCGGCTGCGTTGTAGGCCCATTCATCAGCGGCCTCGTCGCGGGCTGATGTGTCTACCGGACTCATGTTGTCCCAGCGGGACTGTGCTGCTGCGACTGCGTTCATCTTCGCCTCCAGAGTGGCGGGTGTTGATCCAACAAAACTCGGCTGCACTCATCCGTTCCGCTGGT